GGCAAAGAAAGGATGGTACGAAGACAGCTACAACGCCATTCAGGACATATTCAAGAGCGCAGAGTATCCAGATGACCCTGAGAGATTCACGGCTCTGCTTGCCGCGCTGTCGCCTCAGACAAGCGTTGAGAGCAACCTGAGAAACGCGCTTGGCACTTGGAAGAATTGGTTGGCGGCAGGGAGACCAACTGACCAGAATCAGATTCTTAAGATTATGGGCGAAAGCGTAGAAGGCGATAAGGGCGTTGATTCCGTTCTTGGCGCATGGAGGAACAATTCGTTCCGCGCTCTAACAGCGCCTGACGCAAGGGAGATGATGGGGCCGGTAGGATTAAGCGGGCCTAAAGTGCAATCGTTCTTTAGAAACCTGGCTGGAGATTTTGACGAGGTTACCAACGATGCTTGGATGGCAAAGCTGTCTAGCATCAACCAATCCGTTTTTGGCGGGGTCAACCGGGCGTCCTTTGTTGACGACATTGGCAACATAGGCGTGAAAGGCCCAGGTTATCTGGCGCAGAATGCCAAACAACGACAGGCCGCAGAGAGCCTTGGGTGGACTCCTGCCCAGGTTCAGGAGACGAGCTGGTCATTCGGCAAAACCCTTTCAGATTTAGCAGGCCAGCCCAATTTCGTGATAAGATCAATGGAGGGCGCTGGCATCCAAGTGCCAGAGATGTACAGGGGATTGCCGGTACAAACGGCGGAGTCTGCCTTGAGAGGGGGCTACCTTACTGACGAAGCGATTGGGGGCACTCCAGCCTTCAATGACCTGCTTCTTACACCAGGATACAGAGAGCTTTTGACGGGCGCAGGTTACGCATCACCGACTCGATCAACATCAACTAGAGAGTTTACCAGCCCATACGACAGGATAAATGTTGGGCCGGAAGACCTATCAAGAACAACAGAGGGAAGGGACTTGATTATGGCATCACGCAGGCTTGATAAGATGCAGCGAAGGGCTGACGCATACTCTGCTGTTGATACTGCTGCTGCTCTTGGCGGCATGGCTACCACTGCAACAGAAAAACGGTCTGCTGCCCAAAGGCTTGCACAAGCATCGAGGATTTTGCAGCGATCTGCGTCTGAACTGCCAAATGTGAGTATAGACACGCCGTACAGGTTCTATTTGAACAAATAGCATACACTGGCGAATTTCGCCACTTGTTGTAGATTCTCGCCGATACTGCTACATTGTACACAGGCCACCAGACCATTCTGGGCATCTCACCTATAAGGGCAAACACTATGACGCAACCAGCAGACTATGATTTTGATGATTCTCCTGATGATGAAGTGCAGGAGCCAGTTGAAGCACAGGAGGCTGAAGATCAGCCAGACGTTGATACTGATGTCGAAGATGATTCCGAATCGTCAGAGGATAGTGGGGAGACTCACGATAAACCGATCTTTACCGAGGCGCAGCAAAAGGTCTTCGATGACGCAATTGGGAAAAAGGTATTCAAGCTCCGTGAAAAAGAGCGTGAAGCCGAGCAACTCCGAAAGCGTTTAGAAGAGTTTGAGCAGCCACAAACTCGGTCGCGGCCATTAGTGCCAGCTCTGCCTGACCCGTTCGCAGTCTCCGATGAAGAGTACAAGCGGCAGATCATGCACAGAGAGCAGGCTCTGATATCCGCTTCTGCCTATGATACCCAGATGCAAATGCTGAAGAACCAGCAGGCGCAGATGGCTCAGGAGGCAGAGCAAAAACAGCAGGAGATTCTGGTCGAGAAGGTACAAAGCTACGCTCAGAGGGCTAAAACCCTTGGAGTCAAAGCAGAGGAGCTTCAGGCAGCAGGAGCGATTGTTGGTCAGTTCGGAATTGATGATTCACTGGTGCAGTACATCCTTGAGGATGATCACGGCCCACTGATCACCAAGTATCTATCTCAGAATGTTGCAGAACTGGACAGCTTGAGACACCTACACCCAACGATGGCCGCAGTCAGGATTGCTACGTTGATCAAGTCGAAAGCTGTCGCCCTGAAACCAAAATACACTAACGCTCCTGATCCAATCCGTAGACCGATGCCATCAAGCGCACAGGTCAAACCGAAAGGGCCGAAAGGGGCAACTTTTGAATAGGTGAATTGAATGTCTAATAATCTTAGTAGTAACGTAACCCGTAAAGTCGCCCGTGTGTTCCTCGATGCTTTCGAGAATTCACGGGTAATCACAAAGACTGTTGACACTCAGCTTCTGGCTGACAAGTTCAACCCGTCATCTGGTAGCACTGTGGACTTCAAGCGTCCGCACGACTACAACACCATCCGCACCTCTGGCGGTGATATCTCCGCCTCTACCAAGTCTTCCATCATTGCTGGTAAGGCAACTGGTACAGTCCAGAACTACTTCACTGCGGCCACCGATTGGGGCAACGTGGAAGAGGCTCTGCAACTTGACCAGCTTGAGGACATTCTGGCTCCGATGGCTCGTCGTATCGTCACCGACCTTGAACTGGATTTCGCATCCTTCATGCTGAAAAACAGCTCACTGCGTTATGGTACTCACGGCACAGCAGTAGATGCTTGGTCTGATGTTGCTGGCGCTGGTGCGTTCATGGACTCCATCGGTATCAACCCGGCGAGCGAGCGTTACTACCTGATGAACCCGTTTACCACAGCGGCACTGGCCTCTGCACAGTCAGGTCTCAACTCTGTTGACAGCCTGATTCGTACAGCATGGGAAAATGCCCAGATCAGCACCAACTTCGGTGGTCTTCGTGCCTTGAGCGCAACTACTCTGGCAAGCTTCACTTCAAGTTCTGGCGCAGATCGTGCCGGTACTCTGAGTGCTGCACCTGATGCAACTTACGTGACTGCAAAGGACACAATGACCCAATCACTTGCGGTCACTGCGTTCCAAGCAAACATGGTAGTGAAGGCAGGCGAGCTGGTCACGATTGCTAACGTCAACCGTCTGAACCAGTCAACACGTCAGGCAATGGTCAGTGCTACAGGCACCAACATAGCATGGACTGGTGTTGTGACTGCTGACGTAACTCTTGGCGCGTCTGGTGAAGGCACTCTGGTAGTGGCTGGCCCAGCTATCTACGAGGCTAACGGTCAGTACAACACTGTAACTGCTGCACCTGCTAACGGCGCTGTGATTACAATCGTTTCTGCTACTGCAACTTTGTACCAACCGAACCTGTTCTACACTAAGCAGGCATTTGGATTGGGAACAGTCAAGCTGCCTAAGCTGTACAGCACTGACACTGTTGCGACTACTTCTGACGGTATGAGCATTCGTATCAGCAAGTACTCTGATGGTAACGCTAACTCACAGTCCATCAGATTTGACTTACTCCCGGCATACGCTTGCTTCCAGCCCAGTTTTGCGGGCCAGGGATTCGGTGTGGCCTGATCTAGGAGAGGGGGGAGCTTCGGCTCCTCCCTAATCTTATGGCTAATAAACCTCCCAAGAATTCTAAAGACACAAGGCTTGCAAGGGCCGGTGTTGAGGGCTTTAATAAGCCCAAGAAAACCCCTAATCATCCGACAAAATCTCATGTAGTGGTCGCTAAAGTAGGCGACGAGATTAAGACGCTCAGATTTGGCGAGCAGGGTGAGACAGGCAAACCGCCTAAAGCTGGCGAATCTAAGCAAGATGCAGCGGATCGAAAAGCCTTCAAAGACCGATTCGCAAAAGGAATAGCCAAGAAGGACAAACTGTCTGCAATTTACTGGAGCAACAAAGTAAAATGGTAACAACTATCTGGATCAAACCAAGCGGTGTAGAAGTCAATGTTGACAGCGGTAGCTACGAAGCTGCTGCAAGTCTTGGCTGGAAGCCTAAAGATCAAGCACCTGTAGTCGAAGAAAAGAAGCGTGGTCGACCAGCTAAATCTCAAGAGGCATAAGAAATGGCAACGGTCGCCCAAGTAGCTAAGGCTTCACTGCAAGCCATTCTGGTACAAGCGTCAGAGGCTCCTCTAGAGGCCGACGAGTATCAGGACTTCATATTTGCGATGAACAACTATATGTCTGCCCTAGCTGCTAAGGGCATCAATCTTGGGTACACAGCGGTAACAGGGCTGGCCGACGAGGTGACTGTTCCGCCTGGGGCTTTGACAGGCTTAATCGCTAACATGGCGTTCCAGTCTGTCCCTTACTACGGTGGGGTGGTAACAGCAGAGCTTGCTGCAACGGCGCGTGAGGGGATGCAGGCGATGCGTCAATTGGGTCAATACATTACACCCACAAGCCTTCCATCAACTCTTCCTGTTGGCTCTGGCAACGAAGACAATCAATTCGGCAATGGCCTGCACTTCTATCCTGAGAACGAACCATTGGTGGCGACAGAAATTAGCGGCGGGATTGCACTGGAGATAAACACAAATGGTTGAACGTACCTATGGTGTAAGGCAATCCGACTTTGAGGCGTTAACCACCATAACGCCAGGCTCCTACTTCGGGTTTTTTTACAACGGCTACAACTACAAGATCACTTACGCTAACTTCATTTCAGGGTTAGGCGTGACCGGCACGATTGTGCAGGATGGCGCTGTTACCGGCACTCCTGTCTTGGATGTATCGGGGACTGTTAACAATATCCGCAACCTAGAGAACGGGTCAGGTATTGCAGCGAGCGTCTCAGCAGAGAACGGAATTACCTTAGCGCACAACTTTACTGTTAACTCGACCGGCTCTCCGTTGATGCTGAACACCACAGCACTCAGCCCAACCTTTGTTTCACTGGTCGCAGGAACAGGAATTACCCTAACAGCGGCAAGCAGCACGATCACTATCACCAATACCCCAGCAGCGGCTCAGGTGCGTGGTCAGGTCTATATGCAGGGTAACGCAACTACAACTGTAATCGCGTCCACTGCTACTCCTGTTCTGGTTGCTGGGACGTGGACTGTTGATCTATCGACTAACGCAACTTGTACAACAGCAGGTCGAATTACTTACACAGGCACAACAACTCAGATTCTGACAATCAACGCAGCATTAAGCTTAGACCCAGTCAGTGGTTCTAACCAAAACATTCAGGTCTATCTATACAAGAACGGCTCGGCAATTGCTGGCTCACGCATGGAATCAAAGATAAACACTGGCGAGCACAGAACAGTTCCGCTGGTGTATCAGGTCTCAATGGCGACAAATGATTTTATTGAAATCTATGTCCAGAACTCTACGGCAACAAACAACATCACGGTAAGCAGAGCTGTATTGAGTATTAACTAATGCCAGCACTTCCGATTACCAGCGGGTTCTACGTCAGCCCTTCTTTGCCACTGAGCGCACAAGAGT